TGCGGACGCGGACTACGAGATCCAGAACCTGCACCACAACTGGAAATTTCTCTGGCGTCACTTCAACGCGCAACTCGCACCGGGGTTCGACATCCTGCCGACGCCGATGTACCGCGGCCTGAGCGGCGTGGTCCCTCCCGGTCAGACCGGCCAGCAGAACCTGTTCCAGTTTCGCAAGATGGATCGCGAGTCGCTGGTTTTCAACTACGACAAGCCTGGCCTGATCAACCGCCCGAAGTATCAACCGTGGCGGCTGTTTGAGTCGCAGTGGCAAGGCCCGCCGAAGTCGATCAGCAACTCGCCGCCGTTCTTCTCGCAGACGCCCGCGGGCAACATCATCGTCTCGACGGTGATGAAGGACCAGACGCTGTTCCGGTACGAATGCTGGGCGCGGCCACTTCGCATGATCGCTGCGGGCGATATGTCGCCCATCGTGCGCGGGATCGCGTGGAACGACACGTTCATGAACGTCGTGCCGCCGATCGTTCTGCAGCAACCATCGAGCGGGCTGACGTGGAACCAGTTGCGCCTTGGCATCGGCACCCCCACGGCACCGCTTCGCTACGAGTCGGCGCGCATCATCATCGTGCGCGCGAAGATCATCTGGGCCGAAGTCGAGGGCGCGACCGAAGTGATGCAGGCCGCGCTCGCGGAGTATCAGGATTTGCTCGAGGAAATGCGCGCCGATCAGCTTCCCGGCATGGAACATGATCGCGTGTCGGAGAACGACGTGCCGATGACGGTCGAGACCGAATGAGCAAGTCTCTCACCCAGTTCCGCGCCGATATCGGATTCCCGCAGCAGGACAACAACTCCTCTGAGAAATTCGCGCTCGGCGGCGGGCTGTCGATTGAAGAGGTCGCGGCGATTGGCGATCCGGCGAAACTGCTCTTCTGCAAGAACTACGAACCGAACTACGCGGGCGGCTACCGCAGCAAGATCGGCTGCGAGCCGCTCGACGGGCACCGCCAACCGAGTGCATTCCTCTACGTGCTGTATCCGATCACGCGCACGAACACCGCGAACAACCCGACGGTTATCGGCCAGCAGATCAACCAAAAAACCAATGGAGCGACTGCTGTAGGCCCGTATTTCCTTGGCTGGGAGACGATCGGCACGCAGGACTACATCGTGCTGACGAACGTGGTGAAGTCGCTGGTCTCGACGAGTTACGACAACCTCGCCTTCACCGATCAGTTTCCTGACGTCGTGAACTACCCGACAGGTACATCTTTATACAAGGGCGCTTTGTTCCCAGGCCCGGTGGCGAGTTTCGCAGTGACGAGCGGGCCAGCGACGTACCTGAAGGATTTGGGCAAGTCGCGCTACTACATCTCGCTGGCGCGCAAGGTCGCCCGCAGTTACATACTGCCGGTTGGCGACAGCACGTTCGCAGGGCCGTCGCGCGCGGTGTTTGATTGGAACGGCAGCATCTACGCGATCCGCGACAAGGTTGACGACACCGGGGCGTGCCTGTTCGTCACAGAGGGTGGCACCATACCGCAGAGTTGGGAGCAGTTGCCTCTTGGGGTTCGCGTTTATTTCTTGGCGCTGAACAGCACCGATTTGAAGCCGGGGGCGACGGTTGTCGATACGAATACCGGACTGATTTCGTGCGTCGTATATTCGGTCGTCATCATGGGTGCAACCGTTGGCGGTGGCGACGCGTTCGGGTACTTCTGCACCGACGCCGTTATCGGCGGGCCATTCCCCGGCGGGCAGGGGATGATGGTAAACAGTATCACTTGCATGGTGACGCCAGCCGGTGGCGGGCCAGGACTTGTGCAGGTCGACAACAAGCTTCCGGCGAACGGCACCTACCGAATGAAGCGCTGGAACTTCACCGGCATCGGCGGCAACGTGCGGATGTATGGCATCACCACGGTAGGGACCGCGTTTGAGCTTTCCAATCCCAGCGGCTACGGCAATCCGACCAACATCCGCTTCACGCCGATCCTCACCGGTCAGGGTCTGGACCAAGCTCACTTCAACTACGACCCGGTCGGCTACGGCACCGACACGCCAAACCGCATCGAGGTGTCGCACGATCACCTATGGCTCGCGTACCCTGGCGGCAACCTTCTGCACTCTGGCTACCAGACGCCGACGAACTGGGTCGTTGGTGCCGATCAGCGGACATTGGGAGACGACGTCACCAACCTGATCGGCAACATCAACAACACAATGATCGTCACGACGCAGCACCGCTTGCGGATCATGTACGGCGACGTGAACGAAAACTTCCAAATGCGCGACCTCAACACCGAGGCTGGCGCGTATCCGAATACCGCGCAGCCGATCGGCGGCGTCTGCTTCCTGACCGACGAGGGCGTGAACTTTTACGACCAGAGCGCGAACTTCGGCAACTACAACGGCAACAGCCTGTCGCAAGCAATCAACTCGCTGCTCAAGGCGTACATGTCGACCGGCTTCGGTGCGGTCGAGGCAACGATCCAGCGCGACCACAGTTTTTATCGCCTGTACTTCGACAAGGGCGTGTGCTTCACGTTCTGCATCGTCGGCAAAGATCTCAAGGGATTGGGCAAGTGCGAATACGACCTTGGCTCGACGCTGTCGATACAGTCCAGCGGCGGCACCGTCAACGTGGGCGATACGCTCAAGAACTGGGACGGCAGCGAGAGTTGCAAACTTGTGCGCGGGCAACCCATAGCGGCGGGCGATCCAGATTCCATCAACACCGTGGTGATCACCGACGTCCAGATCGATCCCGATAAATGGGCGAAGCCGAATGATCTGGGTGGATCCTACGTGTACGTCAACGGCACGTTGCTCGGAATCGTCATTAGGGCCGAGGTGAACACACCAAGAAACTTCTGGTCGGCATCGTCGACGATTGCGCCAGGCAACCACGACACGCCGCCGCCAGAGCGCATCTTCTTCTGCTGCGCCGACGGCTACGTGTACGAGGACGACACGGGCGGCGCGTTCGGCATCGTCGGCAATCCGGTCGATTTCGAGGCGCAGACGCAGTTTTACTACGGCACGCAAGCGGTCAACAACGAGAAGTGCTACCGGCGCATGCATATCGACGTGATCGGGGCCGATGCATTCTCCAACCTGTCTCTGGGTGCGGAGTACGACGACGGGCCAGGCTATCGCAACACCGAGGTGATGGAGAACGTGACCGACCTGCTGTCGACGTCTGGATTCGACCAGAACTCTGTGTACGGTGTCGGCTTCTACGGCGGGGCTGGCAAGAACGTGCTGAAGAAGACGCTGCACGGCTCCGGCGTCGGCATCTCGATCCGGTTCAAGGGATCGTCCGACATCGCCTTCTCGCACACGGCGCAGGCCGTACAACTGTCGCTTGCGCTGCGTACCCGTCGCACCTGGAGATAGCCGTGACCGTCGAACTGTTCAGCCCGCAACTCGTCCAGCCCTACGCGCCGGTCAAGAACAGCGACGTCAACGCGAACCTGCTGCTGATCGAAGCGGCGTTCAACTCGCTCAGTAACTTCGACAACTCCTCGTCGTCGTATGCCTTCGGCAACAGCCAGCGCAATGTCCTGATCGACCTATCAGCCACGACTCCGGGTTCTTGGTTGACCTGCACGCTGCCGCAGAACCCGACGATAGGCGATCCGGCAGTGCGTGTCTCGGTGTCGCGCAGCGGCTACTCGTCGGTCGCGCAGGCACAGTCGAGCGTCGTGGTCGTCACTGCCGATGGCAAGAACATCATGGGCATCCCCACGATCGCGTCGCTCGACGGCCTGCCGTTCCTCACCAACGCTGGCGACACGCTCACGATGCTGTTTGTCGGCGGCACCTACGGCTGGGTGATCGCTGAAAGCCTCATCACAAGTTACGTGGCACCGTTGGGAGTCTTGACGGTGCAGTCGTGGGATCCGAACTACGTCCACTGCTTCCACGGATTGGAAAGCCTCATCGACACATCGACCATCACGAACACGCAGATCAAGTTGACCGGCATCAACAAGCCCGGTCTGTGGGCGTCGTTCCAGGTATTGCCCGGTTCGGTTCCGGTGAGCTTGGTAACAAGTAGCGGCGCGCAGACCTTCAACGGAGTCACGGGCGCGTTCACGGTTTCGTCCCCGCCGCCCAATGTGAACTACAGGTTCACTTGTATAGCCGTGAACAATTTCGTGGTGACTACCTGATGGGCGTCAGTCAACAACTGTACGTGCCGGTCGGCGTCGCACCGTTCTCGCTGATCAAGCCGAGTGCGCCTGCTGATGGGCCGGAAGACACTGACCTGTTCAACGGAGAACTGCAAGCGATAGAGGCGGCTTTCAACCAAATCTTTTTGCTGCCGGTCACCTCGAGCAACGTCATCCTCACCCCAAACTCGCTGATCGACCTGTCACCGCTGATCAACACCGGCGGCTACGTCAAGGTCACGCTGCCAGCGCACCCCAGCGTTGGCGATCCGCCGTGCTACGTCGCGGTGCAGGCCGCTGGCTACGAAACAAATGGCACGAGCGCCGAGTCGTGCGTGATCGTCACGACCGACGACGCCGCGCCGCCTGATGAGTTCACTGTGACCAGCCAGGCACTGATCAACGGAATGGTCCCCGACAACGTCGGCTACACGAACCAGATCTCGATGTTCAATCCCGGCGACATCGCGCGCTTCACCTACATCAGCCCAGAGCAAGGCTGGCAGGTATATGTCACCTCGAGCGTAGTGGTAAATCCGAACGGCACTTGGAGATCGGA